TGATAAAAGATAATAATAGATGATAGGAAAAATAGTTGGCGGCTTATTCAGCACAGTAGTAGAAAATGCAGAAGGAATACTTGACAAAGTTATTACGACAGACAAAGAAAGAGATGAAGCTAAGCTTGCTCTTAAACGACTATTACTCGAAGCCGAACAAGAAGCCTTTAAACAAGAGGTCGAAGACCGAAAGAGCGCTAGGGATATGTATAAAGACGATGCGATTATTCAAAAGATACTTGCAACGTTATTCACGATCGCGTACTTTGGATTAAGCTTCATGATGTTTAGATTCTTCGTAATGGGAGATATAGACATGGGGGAATTTGAGATAAGTTTTATCTCTACAATATTTGGCGCAATGAGCGCAAAAGTTAATACGGTAGTCGATTTCTTTTTCGGCGGATCGTCAAAAAAGAATGAACAACAAAATAATAAATAAATAAAATGGGATTAAATTCAACAGAAATACCTTATCAGTTTGGACAGTTCGGTTCAACGTTTTTAAGTGGTGATACAGATAAATTAGATTTAAGTGTCGCAACAGCTAGATATTATGTTTGTGCGGTGCAGTTTATCACAGCAACTCAATTTCAAAAATTAGAAGTATTAGATGCTGGAAAGGGTCTTGGATTAGGTGACACGCACTTTATATCTACCGAAACAGGAACACTTGATACTGATTGGGGTGGATTAACTGGTGCGGATGTTACAGATGAAACAGATGAGGATTCCAAACCAATAGTTGCTGGTGGTAGTGGAACAACTTTTCCAGCTGGTATGACAATATATGGAATGTGGGATAATGTAGAACTTCATGCTGGTAGTTGCATAGTTTATGTAGCGCCAAGACCAGATTATAGAGCAAGAGCATAATGTTAGGATTGGGGTCAAGTATAGTTCATGGTTCACCTGGTGTTTATGTATTGATAGATACCTACACTAGTGATTTTACTGGTGGAGCTGGTGATGACTCTTCTACTTGGAGTGCTTATAGTAACGAGGGAGATGCTCCAACATTTACAACAAACACGGATAGTATAGGTGGTGAAAATGATTGGTTAAAAGTTGAATTCAACTCTAATCAAACAGTGGCATCAGGCATACAAAGTACTTTAGATAGTAGAACTTGGGAAACCGGTGATAAACTTATGTATAGTTATAAAATATATATAGCTGGGGACTGGGAGACCACAGATGAAGTGGGGCTTAATCAAGTATGGGCTCAGTCTGTTACACGTACTCATGATCAATTAACTTCCATGACAAGCGGAACAATAAGTCATGTTGTCCAAACTATTGGCAATTCTTACCAATGGGCTAGACCAAGAATACCTCAAGACACGGTTGTTGGTGTTAGTGGTGTTGCTTACATACAAGGTGCGACGTCAGGTTATGCTAGTCGCCTCGCAATTTATAACGCAGCAGCTGGAGAAGAACCTCAAGATGGTGCAACAATGCATATAAAGGATTTAGAAATAAAAACTTACCGTAGATTCGGATAACAATTAAATAAAATAAAATATGGCATACAAAGATAATATAACTGACTATGGATTTGGACAATTAGGCTCTTTATTTGCTGATCAAAGTGGATTATTAAGACCACCAACGGGTAGAGTTTTTATAGCTATTACAATAATAACAGATTCCACATTTGATTCGCACGGAGGTTTAGTTGCTTATCAAAATTCTGATATTGGATTAGAATATATTTCAACTGAAGATTCTAGTGGAAACGCCCAAACAGCTCATGATGCTAGTAGTGATAGTGAAACTACTATCACAGGATCGGGTGGTTTAGCTGTTGACGTAAGTAATGTTTTTCCTAGAGGATTAACAATGTATGGTAGATGGAAGGAAATTAACTTAGCTAGCGGAGCAATAATAGCTTATATAGGAGAATAATGGCTTTAGGTTTAGCAATGGGTTCACATTGGGACACTGGTGATGGTACAAACGTGGGATTTCAACCTGATCATATTGATAAATTAATAGGTTGGTGGGATTTTACAGATTCACAAACTGTTTTTACTGGTAGTATAGGTTCTTTATCTCCAGCCACTTTTTATGACGGAATAAAGCAAGTAAAAAATAAAGGTAACAGTGGAACAGATAATTTAGGAGAATTTATAAGAACAGATGGTGATGATTTAGAACCTGGCGCAAAAACAAGGTACTTGGTTTCTATTAATAACCCAGAAGGAGCGATTAATCAATATGCTGTTCGTGCTAATCCCGACACTGGAGCTGGCCCAAAAGTATTTGGATCATCTAGAGTAAATGGTTTTGGTGGAGTTGTTAATGGTAATGTATCAGGAACAAGTGGAACATTTTCAACAGCAACAATAAACAATCATAACTTAACTATATTTTTTGCTGTTAGAACTAGAACCGCTGATTATACTAATATAAATGGTAACGCTCAAGGTGATCATTTTCTAGGTATAGGATGTAAAATAGCTGATTATTCTGATTCTGGTCCACCATATTGGCCCGGTTTTAGAGTTTCACTTAGTAAAAGTGGTGATGATTGGCAATGGAAATCACCAAATTTAGATGCAAGTGCTTTGTCGGACACAACCACCTTAGATACTAATGCTAAAATCGCAGACTTTGGTACTGGACTTTCAAAGGGTACAGCTGTCTGGACTATAACAAACGATTCAGGTACAAATGGTATTAAAATGTATAGAAATTTTGATACTAGCGACGGTTCATCTACCACAATAACCAACTCAGGTGTAGACGAAGGTCTGGATTTTGACATGACTGATGGGTGGGTTTCTATTGGTGGATATGCGGTGAGCAAAAGTTTCAATGGTGTTTATGCTGATAATATGGCTAAAGTATTTATACATGAAGTTTTAATATTTAATAAAACTTTAAACAATGATGAGATGCAACAAATAGAAGATCACTTTAGAGCAAAATATGATCCCGATGGGGATTGGTAATTTAAATAACTAATAATTAAATAAAATTAAATAAAATGGCAAATAAAGAAAAAGAAATAGAATTAAAAGTAAAAGCTGAAAAGATATCAGATGATCATTTACAGGAATTACAAAGAATTATACACACTATAAATCACACTCAAGTTCAAATCGGTAAAATAGAAGCACAAAAACACGCTCTATTACACGAGTTATCCAACACACAAAG